TGGTGGTCTGCAGAACGGTTTGTTCCTGATGGCATCATTGACGGTTCGACCATGTGGGAGGAGGTATCTAAACCCATTGAGCAGAGCTTAGTTCAATATCCATTCAAGGGCATAAATAACTTGACTTATGGGATACGGGATAGCGAACTGGTTACGATCACGGCTGGATCTGGTCTAGGTAAGTCTCAGTTTGTCAGGGAGTTAGTCTTTCATATTCTGAATAACACAACTGACAATATAGGCTTGATGTTCTTGGAGGAATCAACACGCAAAACCGCCAGATCTCTTATGTCATTGTATGCAAACAAGCCATTACATCTGCCAGACGTTGAATGTACAGAGACAGAACTACGAGAAGCATTTGATGCCACGCTGGGAACTGGTCGTTTGTTTCTGTTCGATCACTTTGGATCAACAGCGATAGACAACATCCTTAATCGTGTTAGGTATCTAGCCAAAGCCCTGAAGTGTAAGTTCATAGTCCTTGACCATGTGAGCATTGTTGTTGCTGCTAATCAGGAAAAGAACCTAGACGAGAGGAAAGCCATTGATGAAATCATGGTTCGTTTGCGGATGTTAGCTCAAGAAACAGGCATTTGTTTGTTTGTTGTTTCTCACCTCAAGCGACCAGACGGCAAGGGACACGAGGAAGGCGCAGCAACATCACTTGCACAGCTTCGAGGTTCTAGTGGTATTGCTACCGTTTCAGATATTGTCATAGGTTTAGAAAGGAACGGACAAGACCCTGACCCAGTGGAACGCCACACAACACATGTCAGGATTCTAAAAAATAGGTTCTGTGGTTTGACTGGTCCTGCTTGTAAACTGTTATACGATTTGCAATATGGAAGACTAACACAAAGAGCAGACGATGAGGACTCGTTATGAGAGAAATAGTTATCGACATAGAAACTGACAGCAAGGCTGCCCGTATCTGGTGTGCTGTAACTAAAGATTTACAAACCAATGAGGTGAACGTATGGACGGAAGCAGAAAAATTACAAAGCTATCTGGAAGATCCAAGTATTTTGATTGGTCACAACATAATAAACTTCGATGCTCCGGTTCTCAAGAGGCTGTGGAACTTGAAGATGGATATGCACCAGTTAAAAGACACACTAATAATGTCAAGATTAGAAGAACCAACACGAGAAAATGGGCACTCATTAAGAGCTTGGGGTCAAAGGTTAGGAAACTATAAACAAGACTTTACTGATTTTGATGGAGGTTTGACAGATGAAATGGTGGCGTATTGTAAGCAGGATGTTGAAGTCACTGCTCAGCTTTATAAAAGAATTAGCAATGATTTACTGGATTGGGGTCTTTCTGTCGATCTGGAACATTCTGTTGCTACCATTATACAGAAGCAGCAAGAGACTGGTTTTAAGCTGGACATCAAACGAGTCATGTCGCTTCTTGTGGAATGGAAGAAGAGACTTAACCAGATTGAAGAAGATCTACAAAAGGTATTCAAACCAATAGTTACATCAAGAGTCAGCGAGAAGACTGGCAAACCATTGAAGGACAAGGTTGAGGTATTCAATCCGGGCAGTCGTAAGCAAATTGCTGAACGTCTTATGGCTCTTGGATGGAAACCTCGTAAATTCACAGATAAAGGAACGGTGATTGTCGATGAGAAAGTATTATCAACTATTGAAATTCCTGAAGCTAAACTCATTGAGGAATACTTACTGCTTCAAAAAAGGATTACTCAGGTTGAATCATGGCTTGACCATGCGGATAGGAACGACAGGGTTCACGGTTCGATCATCACCAATGGAGCAGTCACGGGACGAATGACTCACAACTCCCCAAACATGGCTCAAGTTCCCAGAGTTGGTAATCCATTTGGCGAGGAATGTAGATCTTGCTGGATTACTGATGAAGGTAAAGTCTTGGTTGGTATTGATGCCTCTGGTCTCGAACTTCGCATGCTTGCTCATTACATGCAGGATCAGGACTACATCAAGGAAGTCTGCGATGGTGATATCCATACTGTCAACATGAAAGCAGCAGGACTAACCAGCAGAGATCAGGCAAAAACACTGATATATGCTTTTTTGTACGGAGCTGGTCCTGCAAAGATAGGCAGCATTGTAGGAGGTAGTGAACGTGAAGGTAAGAAGTTGATTGACAAGTTCCTAGACAACACTCCAGCCTTGCGTGAATTGAGGAAGAAGGTTGATCGTTTGTCTGCTAAAGGTTGGTTGCCGGGACTTGATGGTAGGCACTTACTTATCAGATCACAGCACGCTGCACTCAACACCTTACTTCAAGGAGCTGGCGCAATTGTTATGAAACAAGCATTAATTTGCTTGACACAGAGCTTAAAATCTGGTAGAATATTGGGTTCTTTTGTCGCTAATATTCATGACGAGTGGCAAATAGAAACCACGAAAGAACTTGCTGAATCTGTGGGTCGTTTAGGCGTACAGGCAATTCAGGAAGCAGGTCACATACTCGGGCTACGGTGTCCACTCGATGGTGACTTTAAAATTGGAGCTAATTGGGCACAAACACACTAAGGAGAAGTAAATATGGCAAATTTAGATCTAAGTCCTTTTAAGGTTAAGGCTGATATTATGTGGGCTTGTCTTGACACAAAGAATCAAATGTCTGACCGTTATCAGGTTAATCTTTGTAATCTAACGCCTGAGGCAATAGAGAGAATTGAGAAGGCTGGCATTGAAGTCAAGAAGAAGGACGATCAAGGCTTTTTCATTGTAGCAAAGTCTAAGAACTATCCTATTAAGACTGAAATGTCAGACGGATCAACTGTAAATGCTAAAGTGGGTAATGGTTCAAAAGGAGTAGCTTGGATCAAGCCTTATACATACAGCTTTAGAGGTAAGGATGGTGTATCTGCTGGTATTAATAAATTGGTTGTTACTGATTTAATTGAGTACACTGGCTCTGCAGCTCCTGATCTTGAAGACGCTGAAACATTGTAATTGTGTCAATGTCAATGAACAAGGCAAAAGCCCTCATTGACGGAGACATCCTTGTCTATAGGATAGGATTTTCTGTAGATGATCCAGAGGATGAGAAGTTTGCATTATCTCGAATGGGTCATTTTGTTCAAGGTCTGTTGGACTTGGACGGAATAGACTCTTACTCTGGATACATTACAGGAAGTTCTAACTATAGGCAAGAAATTGCTACTGAGAACTCTTATAAGGGTAATCGTGAGAAAGCGAGGAAACCGATACATTACGATTCCCTTAGAGAGTATCTCATGAACAAGTGGTGTTTCAAGTTGATAGAAGGACAAGAAGCAGATGATGCCATAGGAATTGAGGCTTATTCTTTACCTGAAGACGGTTGTTGCATTATGTCTATAGATAAAGACTTAAACATGATACGAGGATGGCATTATAACTTTGTCAAACAAGAGCTGTACTTTGTAACAGAAGATCAAGCAATAAAGAACTTTTATATTCAATTACTTACAGGTGACAGAGTAGATAACATCTCAGGTCTTAAAGGTATTGGGATTAAGAAAGCTGAAAAGATACTGAAAGACTGTAAGAATGAAGATGATTTATTTGCTGCTGTTGTTGACAAGTATGAGAATGATCTTGACATACTAACAGAGAGAGCTAGACTTTTATGGATCAGAAGAAAACCAAATCAATTGTGGACTCCACCCCAGACGTAGTGTACATAGAGTGGGACGATGCTTGTGCTGATGCTGGTTGGGAACTCACAGAGAAGACTGACATTCACCATGTCTCAACCATAGGGTTTGTGGTAGCAGAAGATAAGAAGGCTATTACAATCGCAGTGTGTTGGGCTGGTCCTGAATCTAACTCAAGGATACATATTCCTAAAGGTTGGATTAAGAAGATCAAGAGATTTAAGTTGAAACAACTATTAGGAGGTAACAAGCCATCAAAACCCAAAGTGCAAAAGCAAAAGGAAGAAAACTCCAGCAATGGACTAGGGACAAAATCGTCGAGAAATTTGGCTTTTCCCGGTCCGATGTAAGAAGTACCAGTATGGGTGCTGGTGGTGAAGATATACTGTTTAGTCAAGAGGCAGGTGACAAGTTAGGTATATCAATAGAATGTAAGTCACGCAGTTCTATTGGTGTATATGCTTTCTACTCTCAGGCTATGGATAACACTCCTGAAGGTAGAGAACCTGTCCTTGTTATTAAGCAGAACCATTCTAAGCCATTGGTTGTAGTAGATGCAGAATACTTTATCAACTTACTTGAGAGGGTAAAATGAGACATTTAGTCATTCCTGATACTCAATGTAAACCTAACAACTCTTTTGAACATTTAGAGTGGGCAGGTAAGTATGCAGTGAAGATGAAACCTGATGTCATAATTCATCTAGGAGATCATTGGGATATGCCTAGTTTGAGTATCTATGATGTTGGTAAGAAGTCGTTTGAAGGTAGGACTTATAACGAAGACATCAAAGCAGGTAATGCTGGTATGGATATGTTTATGAAACCTATCATCGAAGAGCAAACAAAGCAACGTAGAGACAAGAAGAAAGTATGGAAGCCTAAAAAAGTATTTCTAATTGGTAATCATGAAGAACGTATTGACAGAGCAATAAACTCAGATAGAAAGCTGGAAGGTTTGATTGGTTATGAAGACTTCAATCTAAAGAAGTACGGTTGGGAGATTCATAATTTCTTGGATGTAGCTGTGATAAACGGTGTAGCTTACAGTCATTACTTTACTTCAGGTATTATGGGTAGACCTGTGAGCAATCCATCATTACTACTTCAAAAGAAACACATGAGTTGTGTCATGGGACATGTCCAAGACAGAGCTATAGCCTTTAGTAAGAAAGCTGACGGTAAAGGTATCACTGGTATCTTTGCTGGTATATTCTATCAGCACGATGAAGCATATCTCAGCCCACAGACTAATGGTTCATGGTCTGGTATTTGGATGTTGAATGAAGTAGATAACGGTAGCTTTGATGAAATGCCTGTATCAATTAACTACTTGAGGAATACTTATGGACACGACTGATATCTTGATGGAACGTGAACAAACTTATGGACGCTACGAGATCGTTAGTAACATTAGTCAGGAGATAAAGCGAGTGATGCACGCATCTCCTAATTATAGGATCATGCCTAACTTTGCACGAGAGAGTATGGACATGATTGCTAACAAGATTGCTAGGATTCTCAACGGTAGTTACTATCACGAGGATTCATGGCGAGACATTAGTGGTTACGCACAGCTTGTAATAATGACGTTGGAAGATTTACATAAGGAACTTGATGATGAACCTGACAATAGATGAACTAAAAGATAAGCTCATGCAGTTTGATGAGACAATCATCATTGAATTGTTAGATCTGACAGCACAAGACATATTAGACAGGTTTGAGGATGTGATAGAAGAAAAATATGACATTTTAGTAAAGGAAATATAATGGATCTTTATCAACAATTTATAGCGAAATCCAGATACTCTCGCTTCTTACCTGATGAGCAGCGTAGAGAGGACTGGGAAGAAACCGTAGACAGATACATGGATTTTATGGCTAAACACCTAGAATCTAAACATGACTACAAAATACCCTCTCAGACCTACGAGGATCTCTCTCAGGCGATTAAAAACCTAGAGGTAGTCCCCTCCATGCGCTCAATCATGACAGCCGGGAAAGCCCTTGAGAGGGACAATACGGCAGGGTATAACTGTAGCTATCTACCAGTAGATGACCCTAAGTGCTTTGATGAGGCTATGTATATCCTGCTATGTGGTACTGGCGTAGGGTTTAGTGTCGAGCATAAGTACGTAGATCAGCTACCAGATGTACCTGAGAAGATGTTTGACTCAGACACTACTGTGGTTGTAGCGGACAGCAAAGAAGGCTGGGCTAAAGCACTACGTCAGGTCATAGCACTGCTTTACTCTGGAGAGATACCTAAGTGGGATTTGTCTAAGATTAGACCAGCAGGAGCTAGGCTCAAGACCTTTGGTGGTAGAGCTAGTGGACCTAAACCGCTACAGGAACTGTTTGAGTTTGTGGTACGCAAGTTTAGAGGCGCAGCAGGACGTAAGCTAACCACACTTGAGTGTCATGACATCATGTGTAAGGTTGCTGAAGTAGTAGTGGTAGGAGGTGTCAGACGTTCAGCTATGATCTCTTTGTCTGATCTTGAAGATGACAAGATGCGTCACGCTAAGACTGGTAACTGGTGGGTTGAGAATCCTCAGAGAGCTTTAGCCAATAACTCTGCTGTGTACAACTGTAAACCAGATGTAGGTCAGTTTATGAATGAGTGGACTAGCTTGTATCAGTCACATTCAGGTGAGCGTGGTATCTTTAATCGTGAAGCTGCACAAGCACAAGCTGAAAAGACTGGACGCAGAGATTCAGATCATGAATTTGGGACCAACCCGTGTTCGGAAATTATCTTAAAAAAATTCGGTTTTTGTAATCTATCAGAGTGCGTTATAAGAGAATCAGACACTATTTATGATATGGAACGTAAGGTTGAGTTGGCAGCAATCTTAGGAACATATCAATCTACTTTAACACATTTCCCTTACTTGCGTAAGATATGGCAAAGAAACGCAGAAGAAGAAAGATTGTTAGGTGTGTCTTTGACTGGCATCTTAGACAACAAACTATTAGGAGAGAACAATGAACAAACCAAGACATTACTTGGAAGACTTAGGCAACACGCTGTCGAAACGAACCTACAGTATGCAAGCGATCTTAATATTAACCCTTCTGCTTCCGTTACTTGTGTTAAGCCTTCTGGGACTGTTAGCCAGCTTGTTGATTCTGCCAGTGGTATTCATCCGAGACATAGCCGTTATTACATCAGGCGCATACGTGGAGATAAGAAAGACCCTATCACAACATTTATGACAGAGAAGGGTGTACCATCAGAAGATTGTGTCATGAGACCTGAGTCTACTGTGGTATTTAG